AAGTTTCCAGTGGTACTCCAAGTTTTTTTGCGATAGCTATTTGTGACTGCGTTAGCCTAATTTTTTTAGGCGCTGTGCTCCGCGTAGCGGGTGCAACCACATTGCTAGATTTTTGCTTGGGTGCCTCTGGTTCATCCTCTATCCCATCATCAAATTGATCGGGAAATACTTGTTGCATACGAGTGTTAATTTTCTCGTAGTAAGTATCAGTTTTGGGGTCTATCCCCTCTTTTGTTAACTTGTTATGCAACCCCAATGCAAAGGCAGTCATTTCGTCGTCTGAGCCGAACCACGGGTTATTATCGCGCCACGCTTCTGCTTTTTCGTCTCGCTGCACTTGAGGCTGGGGTGCCTCTACCTGCGTTTGTACAGAAGTTGGCTCGGGTTGTAAAGGGGTTTCTGTTTGAGCTTCTGTGGGCTTTTCACGCATTCCGTTGGCTCTATTAACCATCAACTGCGCGTTATTCATAACTTGTTGAGCTTCTACTACTGCATCAGCGTCGCCAGATTCGTAAGCCTGTTTGTAGTTATGTTTAGCGGCCCCCAGTTCCGCTTCTGCTTTCTGTTTAGCCGCCGCTATCATAGCGTTGTAACTACGAGCACTAGTGGTTTGGAGTTTTTTGTTTTCTTCTATCAAGTTTCTAGTGTACATTTCGAGAGCTTCTCGCTCACGCTGGGCTTCCTCTTTAGCTCTACGCTCGTCGTGGTAGCCCTTACTAAAGTGCTTGATACGGTTTTTAACCTTATCAGAGTAGTTTTCTAGTTCTTCGTTAGTAACTTCCTCTGGTGGTGGAGACGCTTTTCGCCCACGATCAGCTTCTGGGGTATCGTCCTCTACCTCAATTTCTACTTCACCCGCTTGGATAATGTTCTTATCTTTAGCGGACTTCATGTCTTCTCGCCCCACAGCACCTGCTACTTCAAGCGGCGCGTCTTCTTCCACAACATCTACTTCAACCTCTTGAGTTGCTTCATCTTTATCAGGATCGGGAAATTCAAATTCTACATTTTGTCTAGGCATGGTCTACTCCTTATGCACGCGAAACAGCTCGCGGATCGTCTACAACGGCCTCAATAGAGTCGTCATTCATTAAGCGAAATTCCTGATTCCCCACCTTAAAACGCGTGCCGGTGTTGGCTCGGAACATCACGTGGTCACCTACTTTGCACCAAGGCCCAGTAGGGAAACGCTCTTTATCGCTGTATGCTTGCTCGCCCATATCAAGCACAGACCCCACAGTAGACAGGATATATTCCTCTCGACGAGTAGATTCTGCCTTGAGAAGCCCGCTTTCCCCGAAAGTATCTTCGACGTTAGGCAGGGCAATAAGCACCCTATACCCCACAGGCTTAGGGATAGAGGCTTCTAACTCTGCCTCTTTTACCGCTTCTACTTCGATACGCTCGCTTCTTTTTCGTTCTAATGCAGTCATTGCGGGGGTTGTTTCGGCAATAGCGTCTACCCCACTAACGGTTACTGTTTCAGTCATCTTCGTCATCCATATAGTTACGCGAAAGGTCACCTACTTCTCTTAATGCAGCGTTTAGACCTCGAATCACACCACACACCTCCTTATACTCGGCAAAGTCTTTAGGACCCCCCGAGGTTAAGAATTCTTCGCTAGAGCCTTTAAGCTCTGTTAATTTTTCGTTCAGCACGTCAAAGACGGTTGTAGCCAACGGATCACCTCCTTATTGGGGCCTTTGCCCCTCCTTTCTAGCTTTAGCTAAATCTAGTATAGCTTTCGCCTCGTCCAAATCGTTCTTAGCTTGCGCTTGTTCGTTCTGCGCTGCTATACGGCTCGCTTCAATAGTAGCGGTGGTTTGGGCTTTTTCTGCATCAAGCTGTAATCTTGCCGCGTCAAGTTGCGTATCTGCTTGATCTTTCTGAGCTTTACGCTGCTGCTCAGCCTGTTTAATTTGCAATTCTTGCTGCTGCATCTGGATGATGGGGTCTTGGGCTTTTTGCTGGGCCTGCTGCTCTGCTGCTGCGGCCTGTTTTTGTTGTGTAAGCTGTTTAGCACCGTCCGAGATAAGTCGAGCAAGAAGCACTTCGTCTTTCTCATCTAACTCTTCATTTGGAGGAGGGAGAGGTACGCCAAGTTTAGTTTCCATCTGGCTTCTATAATCAAAGGCAATATGCTCAGCTATGTGGGCATTAAGCGCCGCCATAATTTGCTGAGCTGCTGGGTTTTGCCCAACAAACGCCATGATCTGCGGGTCTTGCATAAAAGCTTGGTGAGCAGCGATATGCGCTGCATGGTCTTGATAAATAAACGCTTTTATCGGCTTGCCAACTATAGCGTTCATGTTTTCGCTTACCGGATCGGTAGGTTTAATGTCGTCTTTAGTAGGCACAAGTTTGTCGGCGTTCTTAATACCTAAAACCTCAATCATTTGGCGATGGAGCTGGGGTAAGTTGTATATTTGGGGGGTAGCCTGCGCCATCTGCAACACGGTTTGGTACTGCACAACGCGTTGTGCCATCGTGCTGCTATTAGGATCACTGACGGGAATTACTTCCACCATAGCGTAATCGTCGCGTCTTGCGCGAGGTTCACCACGGTCAGGCACATACATATACTCTTCGGGGGCGTACTCAGCGATGATCTTTCTTAGGAGTTTAAACTCCTGCTTCATCGAGTAATGAACACGGGATTGCACCGCAGCCATTGGTTTGAGCGTACGCTCTAGTAGTGCAAGAGTAGTTCCAACAGGAGCATTAGCACTCATGTCGGATATGTTCATGTCTGAGATAGCCCCTAAACGACGGCCTTCTTCAGTAATTTGTTTGAGCAAAGCAAAAAGAGTTTGACTGGGTTCTTTATAGGGCATCGGCATAATGTTGTCGCGGATGCTGCCAGAAGGCACGTCTACATCACGAAACTCACCGGGACCAATTGGTGTGTCATCGCCCTTAACGCGTAGTCCCCGAGATTTAAGGCCGCCGGGTAGATTGGATAGCGTTCCAGCGTCAACTAATTGACGGATTAAACTAGTTCCAGCGCGAGCGTAGCCACCAATAATGTGAATTAAACCAAGGCCATAGAAACCAAATCCGGGGACATAGGCGTAATGGACAAAATGTTGACGCTTGAGCGTCAAAGAATCGTCGGGGTTCCAGTTACGGCGTATGGCTAGTACCTTGCCCGTACCCTTCTCAAGCGTTACTACATAAGGCTTTGCGACTTGCATGGAGTCTTCGCCATCTGCCCCGTCTACACCGTCAATATTCAGGTCAGCGTGCACTTCAAGCACGGTATAGCGGTCATCAGAAGTTAAAGAAACGCCTGATTGCTCTGCTTTAGCCTCCTCAACATCGGAGAAAAACGACACAGGATCACCCAATTCTATTTCTCGATAGAACCCAGCAGCCTGTAGCTTAACCATTTCGTTTTTCGTTTTACGCATGACATGAGTAACACGCTCTGCGGACTCAATATTAGAGGCACCGTAGGGGACAATCACGTCTTCAGCAGGGATATATAGGGCAATTTGACGTCCCAAGCTAGGGTCAAAATAAACTTTCTTAAACGCCGAACCAGCTAAACCTAGTGAGTACAGTAGTCGCTCATGCTCGGGGCGGTACTCGACCATAACCTCAGTCAGTTCGTAATTCATATCTGTCTTAACACGTAAGGCAGCGTCTTCTTTATCCTTAGTAATTTCTCCTAGAACCTTAGTCTTTACAGGACCGGCAGCAGGAAAAGTCTCGCTCATGGCCTCCGCTTGGAACCGGATAGCCGCTTCTGCTAGGACGTTAGAGTACACACCACAGGCGTTTTCCCAAGGCTCAGTACGCTCCTCGTACTTCATGCCCAGCACGTCAAGGCCCGCAACATAGCTATCTGCCCAGTCACTTCGAGCTGCCATATCACCTTCTACGGCCTCACACAGATCGCCAGAAATTTCTTCCAATTGGTTGTCTTCTAAATAGTCGGCTAAATTCGCATCGAACGGGGCGGCGTCAATCTCTGTGGTTTCTTCGCCAAAACTAATCTCTACACTACCGTCTTCCAGCTCAACCATAACGGGCAGGTCTTCGTCAGTAGCGATAGCCATTTCTATTACAGCATCCGGCTCGCCCATTTCTTCTATGCCCTCGGGCATCTCGTATAAACCTTTTTCAATAGCCATTAGTAATACCCGCCGTTACGCCTTCTAAACATAGGGTCTTCTTCCCTTTCGTCTGAAGGTAATCGAATGAACCCGCCTTTTCTGAACCGCGCTAACGCAAGAGACACTGAGTCAACGTAGTCATCGTGTTCCCCTGCGGGGAAGCTAGCAACCTCGTCAATGACTTCTTCTGCCCAAGACCTGTTTGGTGCCCACACTATGCCAGACGCAAACATATCCGATACCGCGTTCAATCTTGTAATCTTGTCGTTACCCTTTGTAGGGGTAAACTCCTGCGCTGGTATGCCCATAGCCCGCATCTCGTAAATAAGAGGCGAACCTGAAGCCTTTTTCTCAATAATTAA